ATGGCAACATCAACAATCCTAAAGCACTAGAGGATAAAGAAGAAGTAGATGAAAATGGTAATCCTATGTATGTCAAAGTATTAGACAAGACAGATCCACAGAATCCTGTGATGGTCGATTCTACAGAAAGATTAGTAACCAAAGGATTAAAGTCTAACTTTATCTCTCAAGTAAAGACTGCTGCTGGTTCTATCCTTGCTCAGACTGATTGGATGGTAATCCGTAAAGCAGAACGCAATGTAGATATTCCTAGTTCTGTCGCTACCTATCGTGCAAGCGTAGTAGCAAAGGCTACCGAGTTGGAGACAGCTATCTCTGCGGTTACGACTGTAGAGCAATTGGCTTCTTTAGACTTGTCGTTTCCTACGGAGTAAGTAAATGACCGAAGCTGAATTAAAACTTCTAAGCCACGAAGAAGTCTGTAGGGTTCGCTACGAACAGATACACGCTAGACTAAAGAGACTAGAGCAGATTCTTATAGGCACTGCTGGATTCATTATTGTAACACTGCTAACTTTGGTACTTAAATGAGAGAAATCTCTGTTGGTAAGAACCTCACTGCTGATACATTAACAACATTGTATACCGCACCGAGAAATCACACTGCTCGGTTTTATACACTGTATGCTCACAATTCAGGCGGTAATACTAAAAGTTTCAGTGCTTGGTGGTACGACAGCAGTGAAAATACTGAAATCATTATTTTATTAGAATATAACTTAGCATCTAAAACCTATTTACATTTAAACGGTTCTTCGTATATCTTTTTAGAAGAAGGGGACCAAATTAGAGTTAAGTCTGAAGCCGGTTCTTCTGTAACTGTAATTATTACAATGGAACAAGAGTATAAAGCAGCACAACCTTAAGGATAATGATTATGCCACTCGCTAAAGGTAAGTCGCAGAAGACAATCAGTAAGAATATCTCTAAACTGGTTAAAGAAGGAAGACCACAGAAGCAAGCAGTAGCAATCGCATTATCCACCGCTAAAGTAGCTAAACCTAAGAAAAGGAAATAATATGCCAATGGTCAAAGACAAGAAGTTCCCTTACACCGCTAAAGGTAAGAAGGAAGCTAAGACATACGCTAAGAAGACTGGTGCTAAAGTAAGCACTGCTCCAAAGGCTAAACCCATGAAGAAGATGGGAGCTATGCGTGGCTACTAAACCGGGTCTCTATGCCAATATCGCCGCAAAGCGTCGTCGTATCAAGGCTGGCTCAGGCGAGAAGATGCGTAAGGTAGGCAGCAAAGGCGCACCTTCGGCGCAGGACTTTAAAGACGCTGCTAAAACAGCTAAGAAGAAGAAATAATGCCTAAGAAAGAATACCAGAACCCTGAAGGCGGTTTAAACGCCAAAGGAAGGGCTTATTTCAAGAGAACTGAAGGCGCTAACCTCAAACCTCCAGTTTCAGCTAAAGAGGCTGCAAAGTCCCCTAAAGCGGCTAAACGACGAAAGAGCTTCTGTGCAAGGATGAGTGGCGTTAAAGGTCCGATGAAGGATACCAAAGGACGACCAACAAGAAAAGCACTGGCATTAAAGAAGTGGGATTGTTGAGATTTTACTTGACAAAATAGTCAAACTATGATAGGATAGCGCATGGCTACAACATATTTACAAGCAGTTAATAGTGTGCTACGACGGTTAAGAGAAACCGAAGTAGCTACTGTCGCTTCTACCTCATATTCTAAGCTAATTGGCGATTTCGTTAACGATGCTAAGTCTTCTGTCGAATCTGCCTATAATTGGAATGCTTTGTCGGATACGCTAACGGCTACGACTACGGCTGATTTGTTTAGTTATGTCTTAACTGGTTCTGGTGTACGCTTCCGTATTGTGGATGTACTAAACGACAGCAAAGACACTGTAATGCGTCTGGCGCCTACGACATGGATGAATCAGCAGTTTATGTCGTCTAGCCCACAAAAGGGTTCTCCTAATTACTATAACTTCAACGGACAGGATAATAACGGAGATACATTAGTTGATGTATTCCCCATCCCTGACGGTGTTTATACATTACGGTTTAATGTCATATTACCTCAAGCAGATTTAACCTCTGACAGTACCGTTATTAAAGTCCCTGCCGATGTTGTTATTCTAAATGCTTATGCAAGAGCATTAGTAGAGCGTGGCGAAGACGGTGGATTGCAATCTTCCGAAGCATACGCTTTAGCTCGTAACTTAATGGCTGATTATATCTCTTTAGAGTCTAATCGTTATCTTGAAGATACAAACTGGGTTCCAAGTTGAGCAAGCCACTACAAGCAGCAACTATTGCAGCTCCCGGATTCATGGGGTTAAATACGCAGGATAGTAGCGTAACCCTTGAGTCTGGATTTGCCTTAGTTGCCAATAACTGCATCATCGATAAGTTTGGTCGTATTGGTTCCCGTAAGGGTTGGGACAATGTCCACGCAACCAATGCTGACTTATCTACTGCAGTCGTTAAAACAATTGCAGATGTCAGAGGACCTGATAACAATACAGTTCTGTTTGCTGCTGGTAACAATAAACTGTTTATTGAAGAATCAGGTGCTTTAGTTGCTAAGAATGTACGCAATGCTGCTGATTCTGCTAATGTCAGTTACACTATTTCAGACAGTCATTGGCAGGTTGCTAATATACAGCAAGTAACAGAAACTAAAGCATACGCAACAGTAGTACAAGCAGGTCACCCTGTATTGATATTAAACTACTTAACTACTGCTTTTGGATTTCAACGATTAGGTGATTTAGGAAGTTTACCGGGAGCTTATACCGTAACAACCTTTACCCCTAACTGCGCTATTGCGGCATACGGAAGAACTTGGGTTGCTGATATTTCTGCCGATAGACAAACAGTGTATTTTAGTGACCTGTTAGACGCTACGAACTACACAACTGGTACTTCTGGTCGTTTAGATATATCTGAAGTAGTTGGCGATGGTGATCCTATTGTAGCGTTAGCGTCTCACAATGGTTTCTTGATTATATTCTGCACTAGACATATTGTTGTCTATGCCGGTGCACAAGATCCATCAACAATGGCATTGTCAGATGTGATTAATGGCGTTGGTTGTACTGCTAGAGATTCGGTACAAACAACTGGTTCGGATGTTATTTTCTTGTCTGATACTGGTGTACGGTCATTAGCTAGAACTATTCAAGAGAAGTCTGCTCCGTTCAGAGACTTATCTAAGAATGTTCGTGATGATTTATTATCCTATGTAAATGGTGAAACAGCAACAAACATTAAATCCATTTACAGTCCAACGGATGCGTTTTACTTATTGTCTATCCCATCACAGTCTATTGTGTATTGTTTTGATACAAGAGTAATGATGCAAGACGGTGCAGCAAGAACTACGACATGGACTAATTTAGTTCCGTATTCTTTTGCATTGACAAAGGATAAAGAGCTGTACACCGGCTTAGCGGGCTATGTTGGTAAATATACTGGGTATCAAGACAATGGGGATGATTATTCCATGTCTTACTTTACTAACTATTTTGATTATCAAACACCAACAACACTGAAGATATTCAAGAAGGCTGACTTCTACATTATTGGTGGAGCAGATCAGACAGTTGCAATTAAGTGGGATTTCGATTACGAAGGCAATTATGAATCAGAAATCAGAACTCTAGATGCGGCAACAATTTCTGAATACGGTATTGCTGAATACAACATTGGTAAATTTGCTGGTGGTACAGTTATTAGTCGATTAGATGTCCCAACTTCTGGTACAGGACGAGTATTACAGATTGGATTAGAGTGTGATATTAATGGTAATGCAGTATCCGTACAGAAATTGGATGCTTATATTAAATTAGGAAGGGTGGCTTAATCGTGTCTAATTACACAAAAACAACTAACTTTACTGCGAAAGATTCGTTACCTACTGGTAATACGAATAAGATTATTCGTGGTTCAGAGTTCGATACTGAATTCAATAATATTGCTACAGCAGTAACCACTAAAGCTGACTTAGCAAGTCCTGCTTTGACTGGAACTGCTACAGCCGTTAATTTAACTGTTTCTGGTACTTTAACCGCTGCTGGCGGTATGACTCTAACAGGTACGCTAACAGGCGGAACCATTGATGGCGGTACATACTAATCATGGCAGAGATTATTGACAAACAGATGTCTGCTACGGAGATTATCCGTAAAGACTTAGAGCGTGGTGGTCTAAGCAAACAAGAAGAGAAGTTCTTCAAGAGTTTAGCCATTATGATTCAACAAAACAAAGCTGTTGTTGTACGGCACAATAACACTGTGTTTATCGGTATTCGTAAAGAACCGGGTGTATTAGAAGTGCATATGTATACAGTAGACACTCCTAATATGCTTCTTGGTGCAATGAAGGTTGGAATTGATGCAGTCAAGAAAGCTGGTATAAAGAAGTTAGTATCTGAAACTGATAACTATAAACTAATAACAATGATGCAAAAGATGAACTTACCTGTAGAAGTAAAGAAGAAGGGTAAGTCGTTTGCATGGTCACTGGAGATTAAATAATGGGTGGCGGAGGCGGATTTGTATCAGCGATAACAGACCCCATTTCTGATGTACTAGGTACTTCAGGTGGTGATGGTGGTCTATTAGGTGCTGTAGAAGATGTTGGTGGTTTTATCGGCGATGCTGGTGAAATCATTGACAATGCAGTCATACAACCAGTTGTTGATGACCCAGTTAACACTGCTATTAAACTCGGTGCTTACTATGTTGGTGGTCCTTTAGGAAGTGCCGTAGCAAGTGCTGGTATTTCAGCCGCACAAGGCAATGACATTGAAGACATCGCTAGAGATGCTGCTGTTTCGTATGTTGCAGGTCAAGTTGGTGGTGAAGTAGGCGGTGCTGTTGCGGGTGAAACAGGTTCACAGTTAGCTGGTAACTTAGCACAAGGCGGAACATCTGGTGCAACAAGTGCTGTGTTGTCTGGAAGAGATCCAGTAACAGGATTATTGTCTGGTGTTACCAATGCTGGTATTAGTGCCGGTGTCGGCTCAGTCGTAGATGCAGGAGCAAACTTATTTAATCAAACAAACACAGGAAGTACAGGTATGGATGAACTATTTAATACTACCGGCGAAGACTTTAACATGGGCGGCATATTTAGCGTCACAGGTGAAGACTTTAACATGGGTGGCAATCCTAACATCATCCCCGGAGAACTAGGAGACATCATTCAAGATGCTCAAGGGAATATTGTACTTACTTCCGGTGCTGACATCCAAGCTGCACAGTCTCTTGGGTTTGACACTAATACACTGACAAACTATGCTAAACAGTTTGGTACTCAAGCTCTTAGAGCGTTATTAGGCTCTAGAGGAGGCACTGCTGGACAAGGCGGTACTGCTGGCGGTGCTGGAACACAAGGCGGTTTATTAAACGCTGGTGCGAACTATTTCTTGTCTGACGCTGCCCGTAGAGCAATTCAGTCTTCAGCACAGCAATCAGCTCAACAGCAGTTAGAAGCTACCCGCAGAGCAGAACAGTTTGCTACATTTAAACCTGTGGGTGTTACTACTGCTTTCGGTCAATCCCAGTTCCAATTCGACCCAACAACAGGTCAGTTAACTTCTGCAGGCTACACCGCAACACCGCAAGTTGCTGCACAAAGAGAAAGATTGTTTACTTTAGGTGCTGAAGCACTACCAACTACTGCAGACACAACTGAATTACAACGGCAGTACATTGCTCAACAGCAAGGTCTATTAGCACCAAGTCGTGAGCAGCAGTTCGCACAGTTACGCAATCGTCAATTCCAGCGTGGTACAGGTGGTTTAGCTACTGGCGGAACAACGGCGGGCTATACTACTGGCGCTCCCGGTCTAATGCAGACTAACCCTGAGATGGCTGCTTATTTTAACGCACTTGCAAGAGAAGACGCTACTTTAGCAGCTAACGCTCCTACTTATGCTCAAGATTTATTAAATAAGAGAATTGCTTCTGGTACAAACCTATTTACTCAAGCTGGTAACTTAGAGACGATGGCACAACAGCCATTAACAATCGGTACTGGATTAGGAACGCAAGCCGCTACCGCAGGCGCAAGAACAGGAGAATTAGGATTAATTGGTTCTAGAGGGGCTGCGCAGACTCAACTTTACGGAAACATTGGAAGCGCTACAGGTCAGTTAGGACAGATGCAAGGACTACTAGGTGGTATTACTCCCTATGTCCAGCAAGCAGGTAACTATGCAATTAACAATTGGTTAGCATAAGGAATAATCATGGCAGATATGTTTGATAAAGAAGAACTAAGTATTGTTGGTGGATTGTTCCCAAATGCTTTAGCAACTGCAGAAGCAGAGAAGTTAGCACAACAAGAACTTGCATACAAGCGATTTAGCGGAGCTGCTGGCACACAGAATCCTTTTGCTGGGCTTGCGGGTCTATCAGGAATGTTCGGCACTGCTGCTGGACAGGAATTGCGTAGTTTAGCCGGCGCACAAAGCCCTACAATGCAGTTAGTTTCTTTGCGTAACCAAGCTACTAAACAGTTTGATACTAATACGCCTGAAGGATTGATACAGATGGCTCAGTTCTTAAATCAGCAAGGCGATGCCGCCGGTGCAAGACAAGCAGTAATGTTAGCACAAGGTCAAGCTCAACGGATGGCTACATTAGAAAAAACAGGAGCAGAGACAACTCGTGCCTTGCGTGAAAAAATAGGTACTCCAGAAAATCAAGCAGAACAAGCTTATTACAATAATTTATTATCTAAGTATCCAGACACAGTAGAAGGTCGTGCATTAGCTGCAGATGCTTTTGCTAAATGGAAAACAGAACAAAAATCTAAAGTAGCTGCTGCTGGTGCTCCTGTCATGCCCGGAACAGCTAAAGTTACAGATCTTCGTACAGCTACAGATATTGTTAAAGAAGCTGTTGATGCTCCTAAGAATCGCTTAGATACCGTTAAACGTATTGGCATCTATGCAAATCAAGTACTTCGTGATAATCCAACGGCTGTTCCGCAGTTACAGCGTGAGCTTGTAAAGCTTGCTGGAGACAACCAAATTGGTCAAAATGAAGTTACTCGTATTCTTGGTTCTAGTGGTTTTGCTGGTAATATCATTGAGGGAGTAAATATGTTCCTCGAAGGTAAACCAACTAATGTGAAAATTAATGATTTATTAAAAGGCGTTAAAGCTATTGAAGAATATTATGCAGGACAATACAATTCTGGTCGAGACAAGGCTAAACGAGTATTGTTAAATTCTCAATTGGATTCTAAAATTGTAGACGATTTAATTCCTCCAGCGTACCAAACATCAGGACAAAAAGCCCAAGGCAGAGTGGCTCCTGCAGTAGGAACTATTGTCAATGGATATTCATTCTCTGGCGGAGATCCTTCAAAGCAAGAAAACTGGAAGTTAGTTACACCTACAGCACAATAAAGGAATAACATGGCAGGTCCTTGGGAACAATATAAGTCTTCTTCTGTAACTGCTGAACCAGCTCCTTCTGTAGGTCCTTGGTCAGATTATACAAAAGCAAACGAAGATGTACAAGCAGCTAAAGCTGTCAGTACTTTTGATTACATTGCTAATCAAGCTAAATTAGGTTTAACTGATACGGCTGTATTGGGAGAAGCTATTCTTGATACTTTTTTAATTGAGCCAGTAAAAGGTTTAGTTACAGGAAAAGGCGAACAAGGCGGTATTGGTGAACGCTTTAGCCGTAATGTACAGCGTTTACAAAAGACTGCAGCAGATATAACCGGTGCAGAAACAGGAGTTAAACCACCAAGCACTTTGGCTGAAATTACTGGCGGTGGTGCTAGGATGCTTTCTGATCCAATTGGATATGTCGGTGGCGGTATTATTAAAGCTGGTCGTCCTTTATTGGACACGGCTTCTGCTGTTACTGGTCGTGTTGCTAGTTTATTTGGTCTAGGTGCTACAGCAGAAACTGGCGGTATCGTTGGAGAAAAAGTAGAAAAAGCCGTTACTGGCGAAACAACTGGAACTGGAAGAGCTATTGGTTCTTTTGGCGCTGCAGTTGCTGGTATTCCTTCTGCTGCAGTTATTGAACAAACCATTAGCGGTGCTGGTAATGTTGCCAAGCAACTATATGACAAATATAAGTTTGTTAAAACTGACCCAGCAGCAGCCAATGAAGCCTATGCTTCTGGTGCAGCAAAGCGTCTGTTAGAGAAGATTGCACAGCAACAACCCGGTACACAGTTAGATGATATTGTCACGGATTTTAATCGTATCAGTAACATTATTAATAAAGAAGATGTTCCTTTAATGGTTGCAATGGCTGACAATCCTGCTGTTCGTAACCAAGTTCAGCGTCTTGCTAAAGAGAATCCAGCTTTCCGTCAGCGTGTCAATACTGAACTAGAGAATCTTGCTGGTGCTATTGATAAAAGATCTAATCTTCTATTTGGAGAACGCTATGTACCTGTAACAGGTGCTGAAGGCATTAATATCAAACCTTTATATGCTCGTCGCCAAGCTATCGATGATCAGATTGAAAACCTTTCTCAAAGATTTGTTCCAACAGAAAAACAAACAGAAATTGGTAAAGCAATTGAGAATCTAGTTGAAGTTCGTCGTAAGACAGCCGCAGCCGAGATTAGTCCTACTTATCAGAATATTATTAAAGAAGCCACTGCTGCTAAAGCTGAATTACCTAGCGATCAAGTAGCTAGTATTTATCAATTTGTAGAAGCTAATAATCTTCGTGATATCTTTGGTCGTAATACGCCAATTGATCGTCAGATTCTATCTAAACTATCTCCAACTCAGGAAAAATCTATTAATGAGTTAGGAGAAGAGGTTGCTAAAGATGTATTTAAACCATTATCTTTTGAGAATGTAGATTCACTAAAGAGAGCCATTAACGAATTCCAGCGTGAAAGACTAACGCTAGATGAATCTCGTCGTATTAATCAATTAGAAAACTTTGTTAACGAAGCTCGTAAAAGCATTCCCGGAGACTACAGCCAGCGATTAGCGGATGTAGACCGAGTCTTCTACGAGAAAGTAGGTATTCCTTTCTCTGCTCAAGGCATAAAAGATATTGATTCTAAGCGGTATGCTGAACAGGTTGCTCCTGTAATTATCAAGAATAGTTCTTCTTTAAATCAGTTTTTAGGTGCCGTAGGCGATCAAGGTATTCCTATCGCTAATAATGCGGTAATTGCTGATGTTTATAATAAAGTAATTAAGAATGATGTCTTAGATCGTAAAGCCTTACAGACCTATATTCGTCAAAAAGAAGCTGTACTAGAGCAATTGCCTGATATGAAGGAACTATTAAAGCAATCTGTGCTAGATGACAGTGCTTTAAAAATTGCTAGAGCCAACATAGATGACGCTGTTAAAGTATCAGAAAAGCGTGTAGCTGATAACTTTGTTTTAAGTGTTAAAGATTCTGCAGGAGTATCTGTTCCTAATTATAGTGAGATTACAGATCGTCTATTCCGTGATCCTAACTTTTATGGAAAAATTACTAAAGATCTTAAAGATTTAGACCCAGCAACTTCTACAGCAGTAAGAAATGCTATTCGTGCTGAGATTGTAAACAAAGCTCGTGAGCTTCCCGGTGGTGGATTAAAGTTCTTATCTGATCCAAAGAATGCTAAAGTAATTAATCAGATGTTTGGTAAAGGCTATCAGTCTGCTGTTAAAGACTTAGTTAAACTATCCGATGCTGTAAACACCGCTAATGTGGATGATTTGAGTGCTGTTATCACAAGAACTGAACTGGATGCTTTAGCTAAGAGAGTTCCCGGCTTAGACATTCCTTTTGTTACTTCTACTTTCCGTGATCGTATTGCAAGTCTTCCTCAGAAAGCTGTACGTTTAGCAACTCGTATAAATACTGCACAGTTAAAAACAGAGACAGACAAAGCAATTTCTGATTTACTGTTAGATCCTCAAGGACTAAAGAAACTACAAAACACAGCTAGAACTTTAGACTTTAAGATTAATAATCCTGCAAGTTTTAAAAAGTTCCAAGACAGTCTATTTTCAATTATTCCTAGATATGGATATGGCGGAGCTAAAGAAGCAACAATTCAAGCTACGGAGCCTACAGCAGCTCCATCTGAGCCTGTCGTAGAATTCGGTGATTTTGAACAACAATAGAATATGATTCCATGTCCGACCAATTTGGTTTTATCGAAGGAGCAAAATCCGTAACAGGTAGCATGGATGCCAGCCGTGAGGCTAGTAAGTCCATTACTAAGAGTATTGTCGATGTACAGAAGGACGCTGCAGCAGTAGCGCAGCAAAAGGACCTAGAGCGTAAGAGACAGATACGAGAATCTCAGGTCTTTAAAGAGCAGTATTTCAAGAGAGCAATGATGGAATGGCAACGCCAAGAAACCATCCGTATCGAGGAAGCTAAAGTCAAAGCTGATTTCATAAGAAAGCATGGCGCTAAACGCTGGAGTGAAATCGAATCCATTAAACAAAAGATAG